GTAGCCATTACTTTTTCTTCTTACTCTTATGAGTAGAGCCTTTCATAAGTTTTCCATTTGGCATTCTGTGAAAGCCTTTAGGTACTTTTTTTCTTTTCTTAGCCATTACTTCTTCTTCTTTTTCTTTTTTGCTTTTTTTTTCTTTTTCTTATTCATTGTGTGATAAGGCATAATAAACTCCTATTAGTTAGTTAATTTTCCACCTGACCATTTGGCCTCAGGTAATCCATTTGTATATGATTTTCCATCAAATGTCAGCACTTGTTTTCTGTTAGAGCCATCTTTATATGAAACATGAACCCAGCCTGATGATGGTTCTCCTGTATAATATTCTAAAATTAATTGGTCAAAATCGCAATGATTGGAAATGTACATTGCAATAGCAAGATTAGATACACCAGCTATTTCAAAATATACTGCTTCTCCTTTTGCGTGTTGTGATGTTTTTTTTGAACCTATTGCTTCACATAATTCTTCTGACCTAAATCCACTTGTAATCGTAACAGGTTTATCATCAAATTTGGCTCGTACTTTTTCTAATATTTCATAACAAATATCGCCTAAATTTTTAATCTCTCCACTACCAGCTTTATTTTTTATACCAAGCCTAATTCCTGTGGAACTTTTTTCCATTTCTTCAAGAGTAAAATTTTTAGATAATTGCATAGTTTTAAATCATAGTTAAGCAAGTGAATATGTGGTGTGGAGGTAATATCCACTTGCAGATGATTTATATCATTTTATAATTATAAAATCAATTCTGTTAGAGTAACATTTGAACCTAATATACCTTTATAAAAAGTATTAAAAGATAAACTTGTTCTAGTATTAGTTCCTTTTTTAATGTCTACTTGATGAATTAATGATGAGGGAAACATAAACAACTGACCTTTTTTTGTTGAAAAAGACCATGTTTCAGAATTCCATGAATTATAATTTTTAATTAATGGTTTTATAGTTTGATAAACAACAGGATTAGAAAATTTAATGCTGTCATTATCACAATCAAAATAAAACACACCCGATATAATTGAATTAGGGTGTGCATGAGAATGATGATATTGATTTTCTTTTGTATAATTTAACCAAGATTGAGTTATATTAAGTTTAATATTATTTTGTGTACTTATTATTTTGTTTAAATAGTCTTGACAACATTCATTTAAAAATTTTTTAATATTTTGAAATTCTTGTTTTTCTAAAATGTAATTATCTATAGTTTTAGTGTTTCCCTCATTATTTTCACAATAATTTTTTTGATTATTTACAATATCTAATTCATCTTTTGTAAAATCTCTATCTATACTATTAATATAAACAGGAGTAGAAAATAAACTTTGTATTAAAGGTTCTTTCATTTTTTAAAATATGACGGTAATCCTAATAATGGTCGTGTATCTAAATAGTTTTCTTTAGCAGTTTCTAAACTAGCATCATTATAATGTAAAAATACCTGACAACATTCTTTCCCGTTAAATTCTTCTCTCCAATGTTCTAAATCACAACCACGATATATTAACATATCCCCTTGATTAAGATTAATCTCAATACCAGATTGACCCTCTTTTCCTGTTGGGTCTAAATATATTGGGTAATTGTCACCACCTAAATTTAATGTACTTGATATTTCGCATGAATACCTATCTTTGTGTCTATCTAAAACATCTCCTTTTTTATATATTCTTGCATATGAATAAGTTTCACTTAATTTTAATTCTGTGTGTTTTTCCATAATAGGTTTTACTTCTCTTAACAAAGTTTCCATTGCAATGTCTGAATAATGACAATAACTATTTGGAATCTGTGTGTCATTCCAAACACCAAAATATTGTGTGAATGGAGAAATGTATTTTTTATCAAATAAAAATTTTGAAACTTCGCTTTTATTAGAAAAATATTTATATACAAACTGTGCCACTTCAAGTGGGATAATGTTTTTTACTACTAAATATCCTTTTGTTTTAAAAGACATATATTTTTCCTTTCATATTATATAAATGGATAACCTAAATTCCAAATAACTAAACTATTTCTTTCCCCACTTGTAACAGGACACACTCTATGCCATACAAAAGATGGAAAAACAACTAAAGAACCTTTAGGTAATATCTCAATACATTTATGCATACCGATTTCTTTTTCGTTAGGGGAACGATTTCTAAAATCAAATTCTAGTTCTCCACCCTTATAATCGTTGGGGTCAGATAATGAAACTGTTACAGATAATTTTCTAATTTTATTATGATACGAATTATTGTTTTCAGTTATATTATAAGGTTTATCCCAAGCATCACAATGCCAATCGTAATATTGACCTTTTTTATATTTTGTAATCTGACAAGGCTCGGAGTAATCCCAATTAAAATTCCAACCTGCTTTTTTATTTGCTTCGTGTACATAAGGTTGAATTTCTCTGTAAATCCATCTATCACTTGTCCAAGCAATTTCAGAATTTCTTTTATCTAAATTTTCTTTTATACCACTATTATCATCAACTTTTGCTTTTTCACTTTTTAATTGATTACTATATTTTATAATATCATCACAAATACGTTCTGGTATCGCTGATTGAAAATAATAATAATAGTTTTGTAAATTCATAATTTTTAATTCCAAGTAATTTTTATGCCTTTATTTTTATACCAACAAGGAACAGTATATCTTTCGCCTTTTGTTATAGTATTAACACCATGTATTATTTGATTACCCTCAAAACTTATTAATTTACATTTTTTTGGTTTTATAATTTTATCATCTACTACAGTTTCTCCACCATTAAAATTATCATTTAAATATAATATGCTTGTGTAAGGGTGGAAAGAATAATCTTTGTGTTTATCTTGAAATTCATTTTGTGGCCATTTAACTATTTCAAAATAATTAATTTCATAATCTTTATTTATAGTTTTAATATAGTTATCTAAAAGAGAATACATGTTTTCTACTAAAGAATTTTTAGGCATATAAGCACATTGTAAAACCTCTGTTTCTCTGTGTTTTTTACTATAAGAATTATTTAAATTAAAATTTTCTTTATGAAAATTGATTAAAGAATTTGATTCTTTATCAGAAATAAAATTATGTGTTTCTTTCATTACACAGCAATAAATTTATTATTCTGCTGGTTTATATCCTGTTAAAAGAGTTGCTTCTTCTTGAGTAAGACCTAAATCTAATAATTTTTTATTACCAGATGCTTTTTTTAATTCAATAGCGTTTTCTTCTGCTATTTGTTCAGCAGTAGGTATGTTAGGGTTAGTAAAAGTTGTGCCATCATAAAGAAAATCAATTTTTACATCATCAGGACAATCAACCCAAACAAAATCAGAATGAACAGGATAATCAGATGTTTTTACATCAGTAACTCTACCCTCAAATATCAATGCTCTTTTCATTATTTATATTCCTCTACTACAACTATTCCACTACCACCAGCACCACCACCTCTATTTGTTGGAGGTTGATTTGTAGATGCACCACCTCCTCCACCACCATATAAACCACCACCACCACTATTTCCACAAGAACCAAAACCACCTCTACCTAAATAACTACTGCCTCCAAAACCTCCTGTTCTACTATTTGGAACAGTTCCTTTAGAGCCACCACCACCAGGATTTCCACTTAAATTTAAATCTCCACCAGATGCTCCAGCACCACCACCACCAGGAGGGTTTGCTATAGAATCTGCATTAGCACCACCACCACCACCTGAACCTGAACAATGTGAACCAAATGAAGAAGTAGAACCACCAGATTCAGCACTACCACCAGCACCAACGGTTACAGTTTCAGTTGTAATAGAAGTTGCGTCTATGGTTTTAATAGCAGTTCCACCAGCCCCTCCACCTTGACCAGCACCATTGACATAACCACTTGGACATGGGCCACCTCCACCTCCACCACCCGTAACGATAACTCTAATTTTTTTTATTCCAGCTGGTTTAGTGTAAGTTCCTGATGTAGTAAATACTTGAACAGACTCATATCCTCCACCCCCAGCATCTGCAAAAGATAAAGTTCCTGAACCATCTGTTTTTAAAACTTGATCTGCTGATCCATCTGCTGTTGGAAAATTTAAACCATCTAAAACTAATTTACCCGTACCTTTTGGTGTTAATTTAAAATCAATGTTTGTATCTCCTCCTGTAGCAGAAATTTCTGGTGCATTTCCTGTTGCAGAATTAGTTACTGTTATTTCATTTACAGCACTAGAAGTTTCTGAAAATTTAATTAATTCTTCTGTACCATTACCAATAGCATTACCATTAACATCTAACATTCCACCTAATTGTGGAGATAGATCATTTACTAAATCTGCTGAAACAGTTGAATCTAACCAATTAACTGTATTAGCTGAATAATCAAAAGTTGCCAAAGATATATCATCTGAACCATCATACAGCTTTAAAGTTGGTGTGGTTGCATTTGTAGTATCTAGCCAAATAGTCCCATTTACTGCTGAACTTGGTCTTGATGAACCTGAATTAGATGAATTAATAGCACCTAGAACATTGTTTAGATCAGTTCTAAAAGCTGGGAAAGATTGGTTTGCTATATCGTAATCGTGTTGTGCCATGATGTGTTTATACTCCTTTTAAAATCCTTTTGCAATAAAATCAAATGTACGACTAACTGCTGTGCCACCTGAATTTTTAAATGTTACATTAAATCCATTAATAGTTTTGTTTTCTACCACAAAGAAATCTCCTGTAGCCATATTTTCTCCTGTAATTCCTACAGCATAATTAACAGATTTGTATGGATTTGTAAATGTTACAGTTTTTGTTCCAGCACCAGATACTATATCATTTCCACTAAATATTCTATCAGGCATATCAATAGTTACTGTTACTTCTGATACTACAGGAGTTGAAGAATTATCTCTTGAGGTTAAAACAACTCTAAATTTAAAAAAACGAGCAGTATAGTTTCCTATTACAAAATTTTGAAAATTAGTATATGTTGAATTATCATCACTTGTTGATATTTCTAAATGAGCATCACAATTAGCTGGTGTATCTCCGTCAAAGTTAGAAGAAGCAGAATCAAATAATCCTGTTCTATTATCAAATAAGTCATCTGGGTTATCTGATGTTTGAGTTAGTGATGCTGTAATTCTAGCTGTGTGTTTAGCACCTATATCAATTACATCTGTAAATAAATAATTACCACTTGAATAAAAATCAGAATTAGCAACACCAGAATCAAAAAATCTTGTTGTTTCATCATCAAAGTTCCCTGAAGCACTATCAAATAATTCTGAAGAATCTAATTGTATTGTATTATCTGTAATTACAACATTTGATAAAGTTCCCTCAAAATTTGGGTGTTCCGATTGAGTTGCTATTGCATTGTGATTAATAACATCAGTTACATTAGAAATAATAGCAGTTGCATTTGAACTAGCATTACCTAATTTATCAAATGCTTTGATTAAATAAGTTCCAGCCCTAGCTGGTACAGATATTGAGGTTGCTGGTCGTGATACTTTGGAAACTAAATTTACAGAATTTTGCCAATCAGCAGTTCCATCAATCGCAGTTGCATATCTAATTTGATAAAATGCTAAATCTAAATCAGGAATTTGTGACCATGATAAATGAGCAGAAGTTCCAACAATGTTACAAGATAAATCCTCTACATCACTAGGTGGTTCGATAGCACCAATAATAGTTCTTTGTGCTGTTACATAGGTTGAAGAAATCCCTAATGTAGAAACTGCTTTAACTTTTACATCATAAATTTTTTGGTCAATTACATTTAAAACTCTGTGATTTAATCCTGAACCTTGTGCGTAAATAATATAATTTGAATCTGTGCTTAATTTATATTCTACTTGGTAATAATCAACAAAGCTATCAGGAGAAGCACCTATTGTTACATCTAGTGCTACAATTACAGTTCCATCATTATATTCAACTAAAGTATCATCTAAAGTAACACTCGCTGGTGGTTGTACTGTAAATGGATTAGGTAAGTTAGTTGATGGTGTTGCTGTAGCTTGTGTTTTTGTAGCCCAAGTGTAATGACTAGCCTGATATTCAACAAGTGATAATCCTATTGTAAAATCTTCATTAAAAGTAATACCCATAACTCTAAATGGTTTAGCAGAAAAACCTAAAGAACTATGTGTAATATTTACTATGTCAGCAATAGCCAAATCATAAGCATCAAAGCTAACATTTAATCCTAAAGTTAATGCTTCTCTTGATCTTCTCAAAATAACTTCTGCCATTTCCTCTGCTTGATACTGTGATGTAATAGTTTTAAAATTAAATCTACCCTCTAATAAAAATCCACCATCAGCAGTTTTCATAGTTGCGTGTTGATCTGCACTTGGTAATCCTGAATCATCTAATGGTGGGAATTGTACTTCATCAACTTGATAGTTACGATCTGGGTTCACAAATCCAACTATCACTCTATTATATCTTTCATTCTTAGTTGGAATAGATAAATTATATCCACCTATAATATCATCTTCTGTTAAAGTAATAGATGCACTTCCTGTTGTTTCTATAATTAAACTGTACTTACCTTGTGTATATGGAAGATAACCTCTACAACCTTTTAAAAGTTCTCTAACATTATCTATAATTTTCTGTGATGTATCTAGTGCAGTATTGGTATCAAATATATTTATATCACTACCACCTGAATATGGAGTTACTTGTGTTACGCAAACTTGTGAAGCGTCATAGAAACTTTGTAAATTTATTTCACTTATTGCTAATCCTTTTCCATATCTTTCATTTGTTAAATAATCTAATAAGCACCACGCTGGGTTAGTTGAATAAGCTGACGATTGTGCTTGTAAGCTAGAGTTATAAGCTACAACTTTTTTACCTTGTATCTTTGCTTGTACTTTTGGTATTCCTGTAAATGCGTCTTGATTCCATTTAAATCTTAACGCAAGATAACATAAACCAGATAATTTGTGATTACTGCCCCAAGATGATAATGTTGAAAGCAAAGAACTTGCTGATTGTCCATCAGTTCCATAATGAGGCTCTACTCTAATTAAACTTTCTGAATCTTTATAAAAATTACTATCTCCACTTCCTACTTCTACTTCTGTTCCATCTGATAATGCACTTGCCCAAGTAACAACTTTTTCATCTACTTTAATTTCTTCTATATCGTTTATTTCTCCCTCTGACATAACGATTGCCATATAAAGATAGGTATTATCAGTTCCAGAAGTTTCCATAAAAACTCTAACTCCCCCTGTTAATCTTTCTCCATAAATTACAGGAATATTTGCGTCATTAGATTGTTTATTGACTAAAATACCTTTTTCAAAATCATCAAATTCATTAGTACCAAAATCTTCTATTTCAGGAACTTTTGGTCTTAATATCCATGACATGAAAAGAGTTACACCTAAAGAAACTAAAGGATTCATGTTTTTAAAGAATCCTGTTACTTTAGTTATAGCTTTTGTTATGCCACTAAAAAAACCCATTATGCTCTACCCCATTTAATATCTTGTACTGTTTGTGATGCAAAATCCATACCTACATCTGTACTAAAAAATCTTTTTTGTGATGTGTTATTTGTTTTACGACCATTCTTTTTTTCAAAGTCAGCCCAATGTGAAACTATTGATAATCCAACTGTACTATTTTTGTCATTTTCTTCTATATCAAAACTTTCTATGTTTCCTTTATATAATAAAAAAGGGTCAGCAATTAATGTGTTATCGTCAGCTAATAAACCTCTATAAATAGTAACTGAATCATTAATTACATTCTCGTTTAAAACTACTGATATAAATGTTTGATCTGCACCAGATAGATTAATGCTTACACTTGATTTAGTAATATCTGTTTCTTCTATATGATTAGATATACCTAATACAAAATCACTAGAAGAATAAGTAACTGATGAGCATGAAAATGATGATGTTAGATCAAATGAGCACTCTGTTA